CTATTCAAAATAGAGGATTCATCATGGATAATATTGGTGAAAATATTAGCCATATGAATAATGATTTTGGTAGTTTAACTGGAATTTATTGGGTTTGGAAAAACGCACAGCACGAATACAAGGGAACGAATACATATAGAATTTATTGGGACGAAGAATTTGATCTAAGACCTAATAGAGTATATGTTCCTGAGGCTAAAGACATTGTTACAGCCATAAAAGGGTTTGCGCCTCATGTTGACAATGTCTATGACCATTTTAGTCATTGCCATAATAATTTAGGATGGCAACTATTATATGGACTAGCAGGTGATAGGCGTATACCTATCACAGTGGACATGATTGATGACTTGAGAAAGTACAAATATCTCCTGCCATTTCATATGTTTACGGCTGATGCAGCAACTTTTAATCGTATTTGTGAAATATTATTTGGCATATTGTTTGAATTTCATTCTAATTATGCTAGTTTTCTTCCAGAAATATATAAAAGGAATCAGCAGTCAAGATTTTATGATTTCTTTGGCGAACGCATTTTGCATATCATACTGAGAAATAATTATCATTTCTTGGGAAATGTTGATATAGCACATTTAAATATATTGGATATAGATCATTATGCTTGAAGCAGATAAAATTTACCCGCATTTACTGGAATATGTAAAAGATCCCACTAATCCTGAGCGAAATTTCGCCATAGGGTTAGAGTATGATCTATTAGGTCAATCGGCCAGTGCTGTGTCTTATTATTTAAGAACAGCTGAAAGAACTGATGACGACTTATTAAGATATGAATGTTTACTTAGAGCAGCATTATGCTTTGAACGTCAAGGTAGTAGAAACTTTACTGTAAAAGGATTGTTGTTACACGCAGTGGCCTTACAGCCAAAACGTCCCGAAGCATTTTATCATCTTAGTAGATTTTACGAACGTAAAGAAGAGGATGGGCATTGGAATGAATGTTATACCATAGCCAGTATTGGTGAAAGTGTGGCTGAAAAAATTAATTCTGGATTACGAACTGATGTAGGTTATTCTGGTAAAGATGTTTTAACCTTTCAAAAAGCTCTAAGTAGTTGGCATTGTGGATTATGTGATGAATCTCGTAGTTTGTTTAAAGAACTTATGCGTTCAAAAGAGCTATCAGAAGATTATAAACGTGTTATCTATAACAATTTAAAGTTTATGAGTTCTTATGTGGAGATTCCTTTTGATAATTATGACACAACTAAGCATTATAAATTAAAGCATAAATTCCCAGGGTCAGAAACTATAGAAACTAATTACAGTGAAGCATATCAAGACATGTTTGTGCTCAGTATGCTCAATGGAAAAAGAGAAGGCACCTTTATTGAAATTGGTGCAGGTAGACCTTTTTACGGTAATAACACTGCGTTACTTGAAACAAAATTTGATTGGCGTGGTATAAGTATTGATTTGGATGAGCGTCAAGTTAGTACAGCAAGACGTACTCCATTCCTAGTTAAAAATGCACTGGAAATAGATTACGCTAAAATTATTCGTGAATTAGACTTGGGACCAGCAGTGGATTACCTTCAATTAGATTGTGATCCGCCTGAAGTAACATTTGAAATATTGAAAAAGATTCCTTTCGATCAATATAAGTTCAAAGTTATTACCTATGAACACGATTACTATAATACAGATCGTAAAGAGCTTAGAGAACAGTCAAGAGAGTATTTAAAATCCAAGGGCTATGTATTAGTAGTCAATGATATTGCTCCAGACGAGTGGCGTAATTACGAAGACTGGTGGGTATATCCAGATCTAGTAGATGAAAAAATTCTAAGTAAAATGTTAGATCATAGGGATCGAGTTAAAAAAGGCGAAGATTATATTTTATCAGGCGGTGCATAATGATTCCAGTAATAGGTACAGCAGTAGTATTTGATACGTATTGGGTCTCCAAATTATTAGCCAGTGTGGATTTTCCTGTGGAAAATTTTCTTATTATTAATAATAATGGCAAAGGTGAAATCACAGAAGATCTTGATCGTATAGCTAAAATCAAACACAAGTTTATTAAAAATATTCATGTATGTCATATGCCCGCTAATATGGGGGTGTCTTGTTCTTGGAACTTGATAATTAAGAGTTATGTCATGTCGCCCTATTGGGTCATAGTAAATGATGATGTTAGTTTTGGGCAAGGCTTCTTATCTGAAATGTATCAAACTATTACATCAGATCCAGAAATTGACATGATTCATGGTCATGGTGGGGATTTTAAAGTGGGTAGTTGGGATGTATTTTTGATTACTGACAAAGTGGTTAGACAGTTTGGCTTGTTTGATGAAAATATGTACCCAGCATATAGCGAAGATGATGACTACATTATGCGATTGATGCATAAGCCTGTTAAAAAGGTATTAGGATTAAAGAGTAATTATTATCACGGTGGTGGCGACAAGACAGAATATCATTTTTACGGTGGTAATACAAGACGTCGCGATCCAGAATTTCAACAAAAAGTTGATGCAGCTCGTGATGTAAATATCGAATATTTGACCGAAAAATGGGGAGAGTATTGGCGTACTTGTTGGCCCACTTTTGAACCATTTGAAGGCAAACCTCATCACTTGTCTGAGCAGAGATATGATTTAGATTTTATTAGAAGTAAGTATTTAGGATTTTAAATTAAATCCATTACATCAAATACAGTTTGTAATTTTGTTCTAATAGCACGATTACTAAAACTGCTACGTAATCCTTGATGTAAGGGCTTGGGTGCTAGATCAATAGTAGTCCAAGCCCACCCACTATGTTCATTACTGATAATTGGGATAAATTCGTCATTGACCACACAAAGATAAGTGTGAAAGTTAAACACGCTGTCATTACTAACAAAGGTTTCTAAGGGAATAGATTTCAGTATATCAGGCACTGAGCCAATTTCTTCTTCCATTTCACGCATTAGTCCTTGCCAAGCATTTTCACCAGCTTCGTTAGTGCCGCCTACAAGGCTCCAAGTGCCTCTATGTTTACCATTGGCTTTTTGAAGTAATAAAATGCGCCCAGTATCTTTGGCGTAAAATAATGCACCACTGCAAACAATTTTCTCTTTCATAGCATTATACGCCAGTATGCTTTGCGATATTCGCCCTCGAAGCTTTTAACCCAGCTGACACCATTCCATTTATATTGAACATTGGTATATATGTTTGTTAGGTAGTATATGGTGTCTTTTGAAATAGTACTATCAAAAATCACGTGCCAATTTGAGCCAGTCCATTCAATAACGTCGTTAGTATTGGCAATAAAGTCACTGCCATCATCATTTTTCCAAGCGTCAGGCCCGTCTTCATTGACAAACAATTCGTAAGTTATTATGTCATCTATTTGAGCTGAATTTGCTAGTCTGATTACTAATTTTCCATCAATATTCATGGTTTCAAAGTTCACAGGCAGTTTATTAACATAAACTTCAGTTCTTAGAACTTTGTCATAATCTTCCATGGTATCTATTCTATTACTGGAATTTTCTGCCACAAGTGTTTCTCTAACACCGCCACCAATATTGTCTATGATTAGATATCTAGTACCAATATTGGGCACAGCTAATCCACTTTTAGGCCCTGTGGTTTTTGGATCAATAATGGCATCGAAAGTGCCAGGACTAACTGGGCGATACTCACTGCTAATATTGGTATTAGTAGGATAACTATCTGGATCCCATTGTACGTTTAGGATGCTTTCATCCAAGGGGTTGATAGCTACGGTGCCAAATACTTCGGTGCCGTTCTTCTGTAGGAGAAATATTTTACTGTTGCCTGCACTATATTTGCCAGGATATTTGTCAAATATCACAGTCCAGTTGACGATTTTGATTGAATCAATACCCACATCTATTAAGTTGTTTACTCTATGGCCACTAGCATCGGGGTAAAATATTCTTGCCTGACCGCCATATACTATAATATCAAAATCGTCAATAACGGTGGCTATACCGCCTATATTGTCAAGTAATCCAGGACCTGACCCTCCGCTACCTGAGTCAATGCCGTCGATGTAGCCTTCGTCTTGCTCCCCAATTTGACCAAACATGCCCATGGTAATACGATTAATTAGGCCTAGTCGTTTAACTTTACTTGGTGGACTGATCCATATAGGCATGCTCAAATCCATAGTGGCAATATCTATGGCGCTGTTAGTGCCTACGGGAATTGAACGACTGCTAAAATTTAAATCGTCCATATAAACTACGCTTAGACTGGTCCAGTCTACATAGTTGTCGCTAGTCTGTATTTCTAAACTGGGATTGAATAACATTAATATCTGTTCTAAAATTTGTAATTTTTGATCGGTATTGGAGCTCCATATATCAGCCTTTACAGTGAGTTTATAAGGAGTGGGCATAATCCTTTCTATGGTATAATTACTACCCTCTGAACTGGTATATTCATCACGTCCAGTAACTGGATTAAATTCAATATCACGCTCTCTTATATGTAATTTACCTACGAAAGTGGCATCGGCCAAGCGTTCCTTATCCATTTCTAAACCGCTGATATAGACAGCTATTCTTGGGGCACCTTGGATTTTATTTTCACTATTTTGTCTAATAATATTACCGACTTGGCTGTCCATATCTCCATACATTACTGGAACTGGAACTAGTGTACCGTCGCCATATTTGACAACGAAATTACTGAGTAATCTTATAGTTTGTACAAGATAACGTCTTATTTGCCCGTCATAAAAATGCTGCATTATAAATCTGCCTTGGGTTTAAGTGTTTTACTGAGTGCTTGACGTTCTTCAACCTGTTTACCATTAATGGTATTAACGTTGGTATTATTTATAAAGCTGGTCTTTTGTGTGGTTCGATTATCGGTATTGGTCAAGGTATGGCGTAATGCATCTTCTACTTTGACCCATTGTTTTCCATTGAATCTAAATAGTCTGTTTGGGGCAAAGTCTGTTCTTAAAAAGTAATCATTGAGATAAGGATTAGCTGGAAACGTAATTCCATGCCCAAATTCATATCCATTAGGTGGAAATCCATCACCTAGCAAATAACCAGTATATCCACTTCTTACGGCTCTTCCATGTATGCGGCTAACGTCTAGGCCCATGGTGCTAGCATCAGGGGGTATTGAGTCATCGTCAACGGTGACTAACACAGGATTACCATTAGTAGGATCGACGGCTAATGTATAAAATTGTCTAGTCTCATAGCCACTAAGTGGTGTGTCTACTTCGGCCTGTGTTATGATGCTTTCATTAATTTCTAATTCTTTACCTCTAGTGCTTAATATATCACGCAATGTTTGGTTAGTGGGATCGCCATTGGCATCGGCAATGGGTTGATCCAATATGTCAGCAAATTGTTGTGAGTCTGTAATTTTCTTAAGTTTTAATCTATATAAGTGCGGCCACCAAGTAATACTAAATCCTTCACTGGCCCTGCTAACGTCGTCGATGGCAAAATAGCGTGGAAGAGCAATACTATAATCATTTAATGCAAATTCATCTTTTAGATGCGGTAATTCGACCACATCGCCGCTGATAGGTTTACGTCCTATGGTTTGAATCCAATCGTTGATATGTACAGTGGCAAATACAGTATCGTTGTCAATGAATAATCCAAATTGACTAAGATTAAAATCTAAATTTTGTACATTATAATGCCCTCTAATCTTATAGATACTGGGGTCATATTTTCTATCTCTATTTTCTAATAGGAGTAAATCCTGTATTTGAGCGGGATTATAATCGGGATTAACACCGTCTTTGGTGTAAAAAGGGGTATCGGCAGTAGAAGTTTCTGCTGAACTTTTTACACCTATATATTTGTGTAAGTAAAAATCAGTACCGCCAATGGCGAACATTTCACTGATCTGACGATCTATGAATTTATAATCGTTTCCTCGTTCTGGGCGGTAAAGGCTGAGTCTAGGCATATGATATTTATCAGCTGCTAAATATACAGGGAGAACTAATATGGCACCA